ATATTTTTAAAACCTTGTTGAGCTAGTTTAGCCATAACTTGTTCTAGTTTAGTTGCATCTTCAGTAGCTACTGAAAATATGTGGCTTTGATCTGGAAACACTTTTTTGTATATCGCTAATTTTTCATCAGGAGTTAACGGATCTTCTTTAGTTCTGTTTAGTTTAGCACGGTCAGCCCATACGTCACCTGTGCTAGGATCTACTACACTTGTTCTTGATACTACAAAATACGGTTCCGCTTTAAGTTGATGAGCATAATGTATAACAGACTGTGCTAGCAACATATGACCTTTGTGCCCCATGCCACGCCCCCAGCCAAGAACAGCCGTAGTATTACTCGCGGCATGATTGACATTGTTTGTTAATTCACGTAATAACATTAGTCTTTCCTCGGAGCCCAGTTAGCTTGGTCAATAGTCTTGACAAACTGTCCCGGTAAATCATTTTTAAACTTGCCGCCTGGGTGTGCTTGTACATATCCTTCTGGTTTAGTTTGACGGATACCACCGTGTGTTCCTGAACTTAATCCAGAAATTAATTTCATTTTTTCACTAGTTAACATCTCGACAGCAGTCAATACTGCATCTAATCCTGGATGACTTAATATTTTTTGTGCTTGTGCCGCACTTAGTTTTTCGTTAGCCCACTGTGCAAACTTTTGTTTAACACCTGCTACTCGTAAATTTTGATTGAAGAATGTGTATAATACATCTCCAGGTTTACTTAACCCCGGTTGTCCTGCAATAAAGCTATCAATATTAGCTTTATTGGCATTAATATAATTTTCAGCGTGTTTTAAACCACTGTCGTGAACTTTTGGTGCGTGTTCAACATATGTTGTACCTTGTACAATAACATCTGCTGTTGATAATTTTTCAGCGTTGTCGTATCGAGTTTCTACAGCACCTATATGTGTATAGAATCCTGTAGCCGCTACCATTAGTTTTGCATTAAAGCCTAGAAAATTTCCTGCCTTATCAAATTTACCAATCTTTTTACCCAACTCACTGGCAGCAGGTATATGGAAACTAGTTATGTTAGGAGTGAAGTCAAAGTCTCCTGATGTAGGATTGTATTCTGGAGGCTGTGTAGGACTGAATAATATCCCACCCTCAATATAACCACTCTTAGGACTAATACTTTCAAATAACGGCCATAACTCTGCAAGACCTTGTGCATATGCTTGGCGGCCTTGTTCTTGTCCGGGCTGTACTGTTCCTGTACCTAATATAAATTGGGCTACATCATCTGGATCATTCATCATAGTTGTAACACCACTCTTAGTATGAGTAGTACCGCGCTTCATATAGTCCCAAGCATTTTTAGGGAACATATGGAACGCACCGTTTTCGTCACGGCCCCAATAGATAACAGGACTACCGTCCCACTTTAATTCAATGTTAGTACCTTTGGTACCCATGTGACTCAGGCGTTCGACGGCATGCATGCCACCTTTACTTCCATTAGTAAACACTAGGTCTTCAATGTGTTGATATTTACGACCAACTGTGGCTGCTTCCATCAATGGAGTAGCAGGACCTCTTAACGGAGTGGAAGTCCAACTCGAACCAGTCACGGCAGCATCATGTACTTGTTTTTTAAGTGTAGGATCTTTAATTGCCGCCATAATACTTTCAGCACTACCTAAGTTCCTACCAGTATGTCCTGGCCCTAATAGTGTTCTAGCCACTTCATCCCAGTCGTCAGTTATTAAATCTGCTTTCTTTCTATTAGCATCTCTAGCATACAGTCCTTCATCCGGTGACCATAACATATTTTTAGCACTAGCTAACGCACTCATAACCACTTGTTTATGCACACCCTTGTATGGACTACCTTTTGGTATAATGTGTTGATGGAATTTACTAACTTTTTCAGCTTTACGAACAACTTTTATATCACATTGATAAAATTGTTTGTTATATGGAAACTTAATATGAACAGTTACACCGGCTTTATATGTTGCAGGTACACCGTTATCTAATAGAAATTGTTCAAGGGCCACTCTTGCGGCCTTGTCATCATCGGCTAGTTTCTTACTCTGAGGAATTTTAAAATATTGTTTAACTTGATCCATATCACAACTAACATCTAGGTCACCTGTTGGATGTTCTGGTGTCGGATCTTGATTAGCACCACTACCTTGCAAGTGTAAAGGGAACCCTGCTTTATGTAGATATGTTTTAACCTGTGCTAGCAGTGCCTGCACTAGATCTGGAGTGGGATAAAACTCCATAGTATCTGGCCAGATATTACCGCCACCTTCTGCTAGAATAGATTTGCGTCTTGGATTAACAAATATCTCACGTAAAAACATTATTAGTCCTTATACTTGCCATCATCATAATGCTTGTAAAAATCTTCTTTCATTTTCTTACAAATTACAGTACAGAGTTTGTCATCGACGCTTTCTGGTAATTCACGGATAGGGAATTTTTTTAAATATGCTTGATATAGTGGCTCAACAGCGGGTTTGAAGGCCTCTGAATGGATTGATTTTTTTGCCTTCATGCGATCAATACAATCAGCAATTACAGGGTAAACATGGCGACGATATGCATTATCATCGTTGTGCGCAAAATGGATTAGGTCTTCGGCGAGATCATAATTGATCTCTCGTTTGTTACCGTGTGTTGTATCAACGAAATCTTTATGATCAAAATATTTGCTTTCTAGTAGTTCTCGTATGCGCATTTTTAAGCCCGTTATTAACTAATTGCAGATCAGTCTGCGATTAACTATTTATCGCTTTCGGATCCAACGGCTTATGCTTTAACGATCTGTTCTACTTTAGATATACTACCGCCTAGATGCATCTTTGCCATGAGCAAATTGTTATTTCCGGTGATATAAAAGTATGTGCCACCCCAGCTCTTCTTTTTAGATAGCTCTTTTTTACAACTTTTCGTCAGTTTAACCTTAGCATTAGTCTCAGCCCAACTGATAAACGAACTATGTTCTTGTATAGTCTTGCCTAAAACTACCCTAAATTCATAGTTAATTTTAGGCATTATAATAGTATTTGCATCTAAACTAATATCTCGATCAGGTTTGCACACATACTTGATGCGATCTCCACTAAGTTTGATTAATTTGTCAACATGTTGCTTATTATCGCTATAAAAGCTAATCCAAGGTGCCTCAACCCTAATAGTATAATCAGATATTCCTGATAAACAATCGTGCAACTTAAATGCATACTTGAGATCTTCTTCAGTCTTAATGCTACTAGAAGCTCGGTATATCCCAGACATTGTTCCGGTTTTAATATCAATCCTATTCAACTGATCTAGGGTATGCTCTAATCTATTTGATCTAAAGTATTGGGAACCAGGTACAGCTATTACTACCTTATAGCTGTACTTGCCCATGAATAACTTAGTTGTTGTTTTATACTGCATTTTCAACTTCGGTACTGCTAACTGTTAGCAGTGGAATTTTGGGAGTTTTACTTTTAGCAACGATCATTAACTGATCGTTATCAACTGTAATAGTAGCCCAGCCGCCGTTTTTCAAGTCACCAAACAACATCATCTTAGCTAGAGGACGTTTAATTTCCTTGTCGATTACACGTTGTAATGGACGAGCACCCATCTTAGCATCAAAGCCTTTTTCGATCAACCAATTAACAGCTTCTTTGTCAATCTTAATACGAATTGCTTTGTCTTTAACTTGATTTTTAAGTTCGTCGATAAACTTGTTAACGATCTTAACCATTGTTTCTTTAGCTAACTTATTAAACGTGATAATACCGTCTAAACGATTACGGAACTCTGGTGTAAAGAACTTCTTCAAGTCTGCATCACTGTAGTCTTTGTCTTGTTTACCAAAACCAATTGCATTCTTTTCAGCACTCTGAGCACCAGCATTAGTAGTTAGGATAAGAATCAAGTTACGGCAGTCTGCTTGTTTTCCATTTGATCCGGTAATAAAACCGTTATCCATCATTTGTAGCAATACTGTGCTTACATCTGGATGCGATTTTTCAACTTCGTCAAATAGTAATACAGCATTTGGATTCTCTTGAATTTGTGTAATTAACAAGCCTGCATTTTCTTCAAAGCCAACATAGCCTGGAGGACTACCAATCAACTTACTGATACTATGCTTCTCTTGATATTCACTCATATCAAAGCGTAGTAGTTTAACACTAAGGTGTTTAGCCAATGCTTTAGCTGTTTCAGTCTTACCGCAACCAGTTGGCCCCATGAATACAAAGCTACCAATAGGTTTGTTTTCTGATTTAAGGCCTGCTTGAGCAACCATAATTTTATCTACAACTTCAGTCAGCGCCATATCTTGGCCGTATACTTCTTCGCTAAGTTTGTCTTGCAGTGTTGACAGCGTTTGACTTTCAGTTTCCATAACCTGTTCTTCAGGCAAGTTAATCATTTTACTTAATTCATATTGGATTTCACGTTCACCGATAACACGATCATCTGCGAGTTTTAAGTTGAAGCGTGAACACGCTACGTCAATCAAGTCAATTGCCTTGTCTGGAAGTTTCTTATCTGTTTGATACTTAACCGACAACTTAATAGAAGCATCAATAGCGTCATCTTTGATCTTAACATTATGGAATTGTTCGTAGTATTTCTTAATACCTTTAAGGATTTGTTTAGTTACTTCAACAGTGGGCTCATCAACAGTAATGCGTTGGAACCGGCGCATGAGCGCACGATCCTTTTCAAAGTGCTTGCGATATTCTTCCCAAGTAGTTGAGGCAATAACTTTAATGTTGCCTTTGCTCAATGCTGGCTTCATCATGTTAGCGAGGTCATTGCTACTACTACCTGCAGAGCCAGCACCTGAAATCATATGTGCCTCGTCGATGAACAAGACAGTTTTGCCTTTCTTTTGTAGGGCTTTGATAACTGCTTTAAATCTTTCTTCAAAGTCTCCACGATACTTACTACCAGCAAGCATGGCACTGATGTCTAGGTTATAAACAACATAGTCTTTTAAGAATTCAGGAACAGCACCTTTTACAATATTGTAAGCAATACCTTCTGCGATAGCAGTCTTACCTACACCAGGATCTCCCACTAGGATAACGTTATTCTTGCTACGTCGACCAAGCGACAATGCAATATTTTCTAATTCGTCAATACGTCCAATAACTGGATCAATTTTATTTTTCTTAACTTCTTCGTTAAGGTTAGTAGTAAATGCGTTTAAAGCCCTGTCACCTTGACCAGACGGCTTGTCTTCTTCTTCTTGTTCTTCAGAATTGCTGTTCACGTAGTCAGCAAATTTATCTTTGTTAATATTAGCCTGTGCCGCAAAGAAATAAACCCAGGATTTTTTCTCACCTAGCATTGCTAAGAACACGTCGGTGGGCTCGATGCGTTGACGACCGTTGAACAGTACTTGTGTAAATGCACGGTTAAGAACACGCTCAACTGATTGTGTTTTTTTAGGTTTAATTACAACTTCATTAACCGTAATTTCTGCGCACTTAGTTTGTAGATAACTTTCTAAATTAGATTTTAATGTACCTGCATCAGTTCCAAATCCTTGTAAGCAATTTGTAAAACCGTCTTCTGTTAACATAGCAAACAATAAATGTTCTATGGTCAGATATTCATGGTGCATCTTTTTAGCAGTTTCGATCGCAGTTTCAAACACTGCTTGTAAGTTATCACTAGGTTCTACCATTTTTCTTCCTTTTAAGTCTTTTCTTATTAGCCATCGCTAGTTT